GAAAGACTGCCGGACAGACACGACTAAGGGCTGTAGGATTCTATCAGAGTGTCGAGGACTTGGTTGAAGGCCTTATCTCGAAGAAAATGAAGCAGAGTACCAAGAGAACCCTAAAAGCCTTCCTACAGGAGCACACAGAGCTTGTCGGCGAAATTAGAAGGCTTTTCAGGATAGGTATAACAGGAATCGGAACGATGCCCTGTAAAGAATGTGGAGCAAAAGCAAGGAAGACTTAACAAAAGGAGAATAATGCGTTCCGGCGATTCATGCAATAATAACAAGTTCAGCAGGGCGGATGGGTGTAAACGCACTTCTTTAGCCGGAACGCAGTGCCTGTCCGCCTTTTTTTTAAGAAAGGATTTGTAAACGAAGTGACAACTGACCGGAGCAAGCACGCCAAGGCGTCGGCCCGGCTGATTGATAGTAAATAGTTCTTTTATAAGTTCATAAATCATCCAGAACATCGGTAGCATTAGCAAGGTCACTTGGAAGGATATGAGAATAAGCCCGTTCGGTTGTACGGATCGAGGCGTGTCCGAGTAGCTTGCTTACAAAAGCGATCTGGACACCTCTGATTAGTAGCTGCGTAGCGAACCAATGCCTCATAGCGTGCGGGCCGAACTGTGGTATTTCAGCCTTCGTTGCAATCCGATAGCACTGTAGCAATAGTGCGTTAGGCCTTGCCGGTTTGATTCTCGGCAGGATTTCACGAGCGGTTTTATTTAGCGGGATAGAGCGGCGTTTACGTCCCTTGCCCGTAATTGTCAATGTCGTCACGTCGGCACTAATGGCGGCACGGCCGGTGGCTGATGCCCGCCGGCACGGTATTATCAGCTTATGGTTGGGTCTCTCCTCTCCTCCGGGGCTCAGCCAACCGATATGGATGGAAGGATCGTTGCACGGACGGCCACGGACGGCGGCCGGTAAGGGAATACATTTCTGAGTATAAAGCCAAAAACCGGCCACACGCGGCCTCTTATCTTCCATCCATATTATTTTGTTTCATCACCCCCCTCCGGAGATAGGCCAGGGATGGCCTTGGCCTATTCTCAATTATTTGAAAAGTTAATGTCAGCAGGGGCGGCGGCGGATGCCCATAAGCAGGGAATAATAGCTTTCAGCCCTGACCGTCCCGTGCTGGCACCTAAAGAAAGGAAATGGACTAACCAAATGTTAGAAGGAGAATGCAAATGGCAACTGATATGAATAATGCAAAGGCAGCGACGGCTGAGCCTTTGCAGGATAAGATTTGGGAACTCGAAACTGCGAACGCCAAGCTGAAAGAGAGAATTTCTTTGTTGACTAACGAATTGCAGGTCATTGTTGAAATAGGCGAGAAAGCCCTGAAAGAATCTTTTGCCGGTTGTGCTAAATGCAAAGAACAATACGAAGACGAGATTGCCACGCTGGAAAAGTACAAAGCTTTTTACGACCACATCCAAAACCATTTACCTGAAGGGCAGGTCGTAGTATGTAAAATCTGTGGCAAGGATATTGAGCAAACCTTGAAAGGATAATGAAATATGGAACTGGCAGATTCAGAATCAAGGCTTGAATGGTACAATAGATGCTGTGAGCTACAAAACGCATTGGGACAAGCCGAGAAAACATATATAGCCCTCAAAGCCGAGAACACCAAGCTGAAAAAAGAGATAGGTGCTTTACGAGCAAAAGCTGCACAAAAGGGATTGATGAGTCATGGAAGTTTTACAGGTAAACATTGAGCAAGTCCTGAAAGGATAATGAACATGAAGCGAATAGCCAAAGCAATAATATGGATGGTTATTACTTATTTCATGCCCAATGAGGGGCTGAATGAGATTGAGAAGTAACTTCATATAATAGAATAGAAAGAGGAAGGAAGCCAAAATGAGAATCAAAATAGGAAAAGTCACTTATAAGAATTTCAAATGTTTTAAGGACTTGACGGCTGACTTTCAGTACAGGAATGCCGTAGCAAGGGGGGAGAACGGCGTAGGCAAGACGTCGTTGAAGGATGGTGTCTTCTGGGTGCTATACGATAAGGACGCTTCCGGCCGGAAAAGATTTGGGATACGTCCGGTAGATACTAATCCTGAAAGTCCGAAATATTGTAAAGCAATTCCTGGCCTGGTTGTCGCCGTTGAATTCCCAATGCTTATCGACGGTGTCGCCAGGACATTCCGCAAGGAGCAGCACGAGAAAATCGATAAGTCCGGCAAACTGTCATATCAGAATAAATACTGGATCGACGATTACGCCATGCCGGAAGGGAAGTACAAAGAGGCTATGGCTAATATCATTCCCGAAGATAAATTCAAAATGTTGACCGATCTTGACTACTTCAATAATGACGAGAAGTTCGGCAGGCTAAATCGGCGGGAAATGATTGTAGATATGGCCGGTAATATCGGTACGCCTGCAGGATTTGAATCTTTGATTGCAAGGCTTAACGGTCATGATGTCAGCGAGGAGAAGAAACGCCTCGGCGATCACCTGGTACTTCTAACAAAAGAGCAGACAGAAAACATAACACGAATAGACGAAAAACAACTGGGTCTTGATGAATACGCTCGGAATCAGGGTGACAGCGATGTTGAAATGCAGGCCAAGCGGGAAATCCTGATCGAGAAAGTCGCCGGACTCGCCGGCAAGCAAAAAGAACTGCTGGCTACCGAGAAAAACCGTCAGGAAATTTACACGAAAATCAATCAAACAACCAACCTGAGACTTCACAGGGAAACCATCGTCAAGAACCAGTCCGGGGCGTTAGAGGATTTGATAGATGAACGGAATGGACTTGAGCAGAAACATGCCGATAAGTCGCAGGCCCTTGTCATATTGCAGAGCGAGATTCAGACAGTCAATACAAACATCGAAGGGATGCAGGCCGAGATCACCCAGAAGCTGCTTACGCTGACGTCAATTAAGGAAGAGCAGAAGGCGGCGAAGAAAAAACCTGCCGCCGATACTTGCTATGCCTGCGGCCAGAAACTTCCTGCCGACAAGCTGGCCGAGAACATGAACAAACGCGAGATGGCACTTGAGGATATCAAAGCTCGCGGCAATGAGACAAAGGAAGCCATCAATGAGCGCAAGACCGTATTGCTCAAGCTGCAAGATCAATTGAGCGATTTGATTGCCAGGCGGACTACGACTGTTGCCGACCTCGAAGCCGATAAGACCGCAAAGGACAAGCGCATCGCCGAGATTAACGAGGCCATAATGAACCGGCCCCAGGCGGACACGAGCGGCGATAAAGAGTGGCAGGAGCTGACGGCACAGATCGAGAAGCTGCAAGCGGAACTCGGCGAGCCCGTAATCGTACAGCTTGAAAAACTCGAAGCGGAGAAAGGGTTGGCCGATGAACTATTAAGGCAGATGGACGGAGCCTTGGGCCAGGCCGACAGCATTGAAAAGAGCAAGGCAAGAATTGCGGAACTCGAAGCCCGTCAAAAGGTACTTGCCCAGTTGATAGCCGATTGCAATAAGAAGCTCGACGAGATAAAGCAATTTAACGTCGCTCAGTCCAGGATGGTCGAGTCCGCTGTTAATGGCATGTTCGACCACGTTACGTATAAGCTATTCGACTACTTCCAGAACGGTGATATCGACGACAGGGTCTGCGTTGCGATATTAGATGGTGTGCCGTACCCGGATATGTCGGATGGGCAGAAGATATATTGCAATATCGACGTCAGGAACACTTTGAGCGACCACTACGGCGTCGAAGTCCCGCTGTTTATTGACCATTTTGAATCCCTAACCATGCCATTGGAGGCACAATCACAAACAATCTACCTTCAAGCCGTTCAGGGCGTTAAGGAACTACAAATCACGCTGGAAACCCAAACCGAAGTAGCCGAAAGGAAGGCGGAAGTGGCATGAACCTTTGCAGCGAGGGTCACGAAGAAGTTTGTTATGAAGGGCGAATATGTCCCGCATGTGATCTGAAAGAAGATTATGAGAGTAAAATCGAAGAATTACAAGATGATTTAAAAGAAAGAGAGGAACAAAATGAAAGAGGCACAGGAAATTCAGAAACGAACGGAAGGCCCGATAGGTAAGGTTCGAGAATATCTGGCTAACCCGGACGTCAAAGGCAGGCTGTTGGACATTCTGGGCAAACGTGCGGCGGCTTTCAGTAATTCGATTATCAACGTCGTAAGCGGCAGCAAGCAGTTGCAGGACATAGCCCGTGACAATCCGGGCAGCATAATGAGGGCGGCGATGAAGGCTGCGACGGTCAACCTTCCTATTGACCCGGCCCTGGGCTGGGCTGCGATTGTGCCTTACGGTAAAGAGGCATGTTTTCAAATCATGTATAAGGGCGTAATTCAATTGTGCATACGTTCCAGGCAGTACAAGACAATCAACTGCTCTGAGATCTACGCCGATGAGCTTAAAAGCAACAATCCTATTACCGGGGAAGTAACATTCAATGACCCTGAAACCTACAAGATGCGTTATCAGGATAACAGGGACAAGCACGTTGTCGGTCATTACATTTACTTCCGATTGAAAACGGGCTTTGAAAAGTCGGGATACATAAGCTGCAAAGAAGCTCTCGCCCATGCCAAGAAGTACAGCAAGGCTTACCAATATGATCTGAAATTCAAAAAGGCGACGAGTGCCTGGTCAACAAATTATGTGGAGATGGGCAACAAAACCGTGATTCTCAAAGAGCTTAAACGTTACGGTGTAATGTCAATCGACATGCAGGATGCTCTTATTGCCGAACACGAAACGTTCGAGGAAGCCCAAACGAACGCTTCAAGGATGATTGCCGAGGAGTCCGGTTCAGAGCCCGTCGATACGACGTTCGAGGAAAACGATAAGCCCGACCCTGATGATAAGCCCGACGCCGAGACCCAGGCGAAGATCGATAAGGAGAAGGCTAAACTCGCAGCTGCTGATAAGAAGGCAAAGACCAAAGGCAAAGACAAGGACGCCAAGCCGAAGTATCACTGTAACAATTCTAAGTGCAAAATAGATTTCCAGGAGCCCAACGCAACCAACGTCGTCAAAGGCTCTCAATGCCCGAACTGTTTGACCTGGAATACACAATTGAACAACCCGGAAGCGAAGACGGACGAGAACATCCCCGACCCGAGCATTATGGAAGATGAGGAATAATCATGGTAGATAAAGACGAACACAAGAAAAATGAAAATGCTTCAAAAAATATGTACGTATCAAAAGAAGGCTTTGAAAACGTACCACTAAGACGGGGCTTTGATGTTATGCGGCCTCTATGGAAAATCCTCAACGATGTTAAAAGCCAGACAAAACAGGACTGTTTCATCTGCGGTGGGTACGCTCGGTTCTGCGCATCGCCGAGGAAAAAACCAATAGAGGCGGTGGATATAGATGTTTATTGTGAGACAGAAGATGTCTTTAATGTTCTCCAAAAGGCATTAGAAACATCAGGCTTGGAAGTCCGGCACGAAAATAATATCTCGCTGACTTATGAAGGCCCAGAAGATGGCGAATACGCATACATGCCACCGATTCAACTTATTAAACCTATGCAGGAAGCTCGCATCGTTTCGTTCGGTGACAAGAAAACGATTCTTGAAAATTTTGATTTCACTGTGATAAGAGCCGCAATTCTCAGTCCCGAAGAAGTTATGGTAGACGCAGATTTTATGCACGATGAAAAGCATACACTTCTTCGATTGAAAAATATTCATTGTCCTGTAAGTTCGACCCTTCGGTGTATGAAGTATTCCCGTAAAGGTTACTGGCTTCGGCCTTTTGAGTGTCTCAAACTATTCATCGACTGGACAGATAGGCCAGATGAATATCGAATTAAATTGATAGAGTTCTTACGGAAAGCATCTGAGAACGATGGATTATCGCAAGTAGAAGTAGACGAACTCGAAGCAATGATGAGGATTGACTGATAGTTGGGACAAGTAATGCAATTTAAGGCACATTACAGCAGCAGCACAGGCAACCTATACGAAGTCGTGGCTTCGAATGGGAAAAGACTGCTCATCGACCCTGGCGTGACGTGGAAGAAACGGGTGAAGGCGTTAAGCCATGACCTGAGCAATATAGCAGGGGCATTAGTCACGCACGAGCATAAGGATCATTCTAAAGCGGTAGAGGACGTCCTACTTGCGGAGATAGATGTGTACGCCAGTGCCGGGACGTTCGAGGCCCTGGGCGTCGTGCATCGCAAAGCTCACGTAATAGAAGATCGCGGCCCGTTCATCATAGCAAATACGTTCGATGTTTTTCCGTTCGACGTTGACCATGATGCCGGAGAACCGTTAGGCTTTGTGGTGCATGATCGGTCAAGCAAACAGTGCCTACTGTTCGTCACCGATACCAGGAGTATCAAGCCGAAATTCGGCCTTGCCTTCTCCATAATAGCCATCTGCTGTTCTTACGACGGTGCTGTGCTGCGTGAACTTGAGGCAACGGGCAAGATAGACCCATCGCTGGCAAAACGCCTTCTAACAAGCCACATGGAGAAGGAAACCACAAAGGCGTATATCAGGGACCATTGCTGCACGGACAAACTGACCGAGATATATTTGCTCCACATGTCCGGCGGCAATATCGACCAGGAAACGACACGAGCGGAGTTTGAAGATGAATTCTTTACAAAGACGATTATAGCTGGCAGGCGGTGACTGGCATTACGTCTTCCTCTCGGCCGGCGCCGCCTGCTTTTTTATAGAAATCGAAATAGACAGGGAACTTGAGGAGTATTTTACGCAAGGATGCAATGATGGCATTATCAAAGAAAATTAGATTTGAAGTATTTAAGAGAGATGGATTCACTTGTGTGTATTGTGGCAAAAGAATAGGAGTTTTGCAATTTCATGAGCAAACTGAGTAAAAATTGCAGGAGTTTTGCAATTTCATGAGCAAACTGAGTAAAAATTGCAGGAGTTTTGCAATTTTTTGTGGGTTAGATGAATTTCTAACACGTTTTTAAACAAAAGCGTCATTGATGGAAAAAGATAGAGAGGCAAGGATGCCAAAACGATTCACGATAACTGAAAAATGGGAAGATCGTTGGTTCTGGTCTCTCAAACCAAATGAAAAACTTCTATGGAATTATCTGTGTGATAAATGTGATTTAGCTGGTTTTTGGGAGGTTAATATTGAGCTTGCCGCTGTTCAAACGAAGATAACAAAGAGGGGCATTGAAGGGGCATTGAAGGGGCTTAGTAGGGGCTACTTAGAAAGTGGAAAATATCTATGGCTAAGAAATTTTATCTACCATCAAGGTAACTACCCACTCAATCCAAAAAATAATGCTCATAAACATATAATTGCTTTAATAAGTAGGCACTGTGATTTTGATGTAGATTTCTACGAGGAGTTAGACAAAACAGGAAGCCCCAAGGTAGGGGCTAGTCAATCTATTTTAGGGGCTAATCAGGGGCTAATTAGCCCCATAGGTATAAGTAAAGGTAAAGGTAAAGGTAAAGGTAAAGGTAATAAGGGGGGGTGGGGGGGGGAAATCCCATCATACAAACTTAAAGATTTTCTGGATGCTGGTATTCTTGTTGGTCTTACAGTAGCTGAATCAGAAGCATGTTTTGATTACTACAAAGGTGAGCAATTTCTTTTTGGATCCGGCAGGTCGGTTATGAACGCCGCTGATGCTTGCAAGCGTTGGCGCAATAATAGGCAATATTTCACAAAACAAGGCAAACAAAAAGAATCTGTCGCAGATCATGTAGAACAACTCAAAGCAGAGGGAAGATTATGAATGATTTACAAGCTGTTGAGCTAATTGAGGATGTATTCAGAGTGCACTGGCCGAACTGGAATTTCCCATTAGAGGAGGCGGCGGTCTGGGTAAAGGAACTACGCAGATATGACTATGACCGGGCAAAGACGGCGATAAATACTTTCTATATGGCCCAGACAAAACAAGGTAAGCCGCCGCCGGCCTCCCTTAAAGCGGCATTGCGGAATTCCATAGAGCGGAAGGACCAAAAAGAAGGTGAACTCACGGGGCCGTTGTTTGGAATCAAACGTGCCGATGGTCGTCTGCGATGGCATAAATTTACCGGCAATCTCAATATGGCCCAACAGGATATTGAGGCAATGGCCTTAAAATTCTGTCGCTACGCCAACCTGTTAGAGACCGGCCATTACATCGAGTATTACTCGACGGATACAGAGGACAAAGGCTACTATGGAGAGGAAGGGTGTACGATAACACAACGTTGCAGGCAAGCCCGAGACAAAGCCTTTGCCGACATTCTTAATGGCCCGGACACCAAGATAAAACGATGGTTGCAGAGATACCTGACAAAGAAATACAAGGCCGAAGACGGAGCACAGCAGATCGGGGAATTATTGAAGATATGAAAGGGAGAACTAATGTATGAACTTACACTAAAAGAAGCGTGGGAACTATGCCATCAGATGTGGAACGACCTGCCAGACCCACTGCCGGAAGGCTTCGATATTATGGAATTCAAGGAAATGTGGGTTGAAGGCGAAGGCTACGGAAATGTAATTGAAGGCTGTTTTTTCTGCGAATACAGCAAACAGCAAGTATCTGATTGTGGCTCCTGCCCCGGCTGTCTAATTGACCCCGCATTTAGCTGCATAAATACCGATTATGATTATGAAGTAAACCCTCTCGCCTTCCGTGACAAAATCAACGAGCTATACCTAAAATTTAAGAAGCAACTATGAGTGAATTCAAATGTAAACGCTGTGGTTTGTGCTGTGTGTCGGTCGGTTCGACATTCTGGGCTCACGGCGACTTCGAGCAGTGGCCGGAACTAAAGAGGCAGGCGGAAACTGTAGAGTTGAGTGGTGACGATGCTATGCCTTGTCAAATGCTGTGGATAACTAACGGCATGGCTTGGTGTATGATCGAATTAAGATATGGCCGCGAAGCGAAGCCGCAAGTCTGCCGCGAACATCCCGACGGCGAGAAGTGCCAACATGAGAAGCAATTTGAATAATCAATAGTAAATAATCAATAATCAATAATCATTTGTAAAACGCGGTGACTGATGGCTGATTACGAATTGATAATCTTAGGCGAGCCGAAGGCACAGAAGCGACACAGGCACACCGGCAGGGACGGTGCCGGCAATCCCCTGAAGTTCGTGCGTACATACGACCCATCGGCCACAGACAAACAGAACTTGCACGATGTAGTCCAGAGACAAGCCCCCGCCAAGCCGTTGTTGGGGCCGTTGCGAGTCGATTGTCATTTCTACTTCGGCCACTTGAAGGGCCACTATGGTTCCGGCAAAAACGCAGGCAACCTCAAAGCCTCGGCGCCGTTGTGGAAAAATACAAAACCAGACCGTGACAACTTAGACAAGTTCGTTCTGGATGCAATTACAGGCGTATTCTTCCTGAATGATTCGCAGGTATGCGATGGCCGAATAATAAAAAAATACTCGGAACGACCGAGAATGGAAATATTTATCACACAATTAAGAAAGGAGGTGGCACGATTATGAAATAAGCACCTGCGGCGGCGGGGACGGCTCGTGAATAAAAAATAAGTTTCCACCACCGGCTTATCGACGGATAGTTCCCGCCTCCATGATTTTAATATCGAGAATTTAGGAGATTAGAAAATGAACCGGGCTCAAGGATGGACGTTGGCATGTGTTGTAGGACTTGTTATGTGGGTCTTTATTTTTCGGGGCATTGTCGCCTTGATTAAGTGTGTTACGGAATAGGTATTGGAAAAGGAGAAAAAAGATGTTGAAGAAAACGGTACAGCCCTTAATGATTCTTAGTCTGTGTTGTATACTACTGACTTCCGGCTGCTGGCAGCAGCAGAACCCAAGAGCGGATTTAGTTGCATCGCAGAAGGTATTCACGGCGACGGTCAAGTCGATAACGGCCCTTGTCGAGGCCGACAGGGTCAATGACGATGAACTCAAAGAGATAAGCATATACATCGGTCTCGGGCAGGATTACCTCCAGCAGTGGGCAGAAGCGGTCAAGTCGATAACGGCCCTTGTCGAGTCATTCCAGATCGTTCTAAACAAATTAATCGAATATCAGATATTGGAAGGCGGTGACTTATGAACTTGCAAACACTTCTTTTGGTAGAGAGTCTTTCAAAGCTCGGATTTGATATATTCAAGGAGCTCGTTGTTCTGGTTGGTCGTGTCAAAGCCGGCGAAACAATTACCGATGAAGAAATCGAGCAGGGAAGTCTGCGCGTGAATGATTCCGTGGCGAAGTTTAACGATACCGTTAAGAAGAAGCTCGAACCAACGCCGGACGAAACGTAGGTATTAACATTAGTAGTCGGCCGGCCTCCTTCATACACGCCAATGCCGGGCAGGGTCAAGGGAAAAATGGCACCAAGCGCCAGACATATAGAATTACAGGAAATGGCTGAACGGTGGATTAAAAATCGTTCTTTCAAGATGCGTGGAATTTCGGAAGCTAATTGCGTAGGTTATTTAGCTGATTTTGTGGCTATCGCCGGGATGCACGATGCTGAACACGGAAGATATGCGCGTTTCTCCGGGCTTAAAAAAAAGACAATGAGTCATTGGTACGTATGCGTATTTGAAGTCAAAGTATCGCGTTCGGACTTTCTACATACCTTCAACGGCAAGGACACACCGCACGCAAAAGCAAGAATGGAGCCGGTCGGCACGGCCCATTGGGTCGTAGCTGATAAGGGCGTTTGCAAGCCCCAAGAATTACCCGACTTCTGGGGACTTCTGACGCCCTACGGCCAGGGCCTAACAGAATTAAAAATGCCGAGACTAAATGTTTTGCCGGACAGCAGCATCCATGCGATGGCATTTGATATGTTGTGGTTGACTATGAATTTCAGAGCGAGGCAATATGATCGATATATAAAAATGCACGAAGCCATAAAAAGTCTGAACGCAGCAATCGTTGACGGAAGACCGGGGGGAGAATTGATTAGGCTTTCCAGCGAGGCTTTAAGGGCTTGCCAATAGTAAATAGGAAATAATAAATAATCAATTACAAAGAATGAGCTATGAGTAATTTACTGGAGAAACTGGCTGCGATTACACCACAGCGCCCGATTGAGGAGGTCGCGGCCGAATGTGAAGTAGTTTTTGCGGATCGTGCTATGGACAGTATCGGGGCCACTGTTTCCGAGGACCCATTTCACGATGCGTTGGTTTACGCGCGAAATAAAAAACAAAAAGCCCTATTTGTAATAGGTCAATACTTTTCAATCGTCTATCCCGATGCGAGGTGGATGCGAGGTTTGAGATTGTATCAACAATATATTAATCATTAATCATTAGGAGTTAATCGTGGGAAGGAAACCGCAAGACAAAGACACTGTAAAGACAATAGAACGATTACACAAGAGAATCGAGAATCTTACAAAGGCCAATACCCGCGATTTGCAGGAAATGGCCGAGCGCGGCAAGGACCTGGTCAAGCTCGCAAATATCATAAGGGGCTGCGAAGATATTATCGAGCAGTCTGTTTACGAGAAGCTCATTGATGTCGTGAAGAAATTCGAGGAACGTTGCTATGTGACACGAAGGAAGAGAATTAAGAAAGGAAATCAGAATGAGAACAGTAATAATAAGAAAATTGATGAAGATCAAAGCCTGTAAGAAGGCGGTAAGCTATGCCAGGCAGCAACCGAACTGGCAGGCTGCATGGGATAAATGCGAGAGAGGGGATTGGATGCTCTGGCTATTGGGTAAATTATCGGGACCATCGGAAAGCAAGAGCAGGAAAAAACTTGTATTAACCACTTGTAAATGTGCGCGTCTATCTTTGAAATACATTCCAAAAAAAGAAAAGAGGCCATTGGTAGCGATTGAAACGGCGGAAAAATGGGCTCGGGGAGAAGAGACGCTCGGTAATGTCAAACTCGCCGCCGATGCCGCCTATGCCGCCGCCGATGCCGCCGATGCCGCCGCCTATGCCTCCTATGCCGAAGCCGCCGCCCATGCCGCCTATGCCGATGCCGCCGATGCCGCCTATGCAGCCGCCTATGCAGCCGATGCCTCCTATGCCGATGCCGCCGATGCCGCCGAACGAGAGAAAACATTAAAACAGTTATCTGTGATAGTGAAGAAGATGTATCCCAAAGCGCCGAAATTAATGGATTAAGGGCAGCAACAATGCCACGGAAGGACAGGAAAATAACGGATACCGATAGGGGATGGTATCGCCTGGGCCTGCTCGAAAACGTACAGGCTATAAAGGCGGCGTATGCCCGTGGCTGGCAGGAGGGCTGGCAGGAGGGCCGGCAGGAAGCCGTAAAGCAGCTCGAAAATCGCATCGAAAAGGTGTGCGCGACAAATCACCAGCTCCTAATTGAAATGCTGCGGCTCGGCCGAGATGAACCGTTGGTAGGCGTACTGCTCACTTACGACTTTGCCAATTTACTGATTCAGCGGCTACGCAAATTCGACAAGAACTCATGGCACGCCTCAAGGCTAAAACATTACATTAACAATGCCGATGCCGCGTGGTGCGAGGCGCTTGAGAATTTAGAGGATGAACTCAAAAGGGCAGGGGAGGAATAGGGCTTGGTGAGATTCGTCACGTCCTTTCTAAGCCTCTAAATTGGCCGCTATTCAATCCCAAGTCGCCGCTTATATCATGGATACCAACGGTTGATATTCTGTTCGAGCCAGTCACATTCACGCTCTAAATGAGAAGGGCTTACGCCAGATTCACCACCGATAAATCCATCTTCTTGGATGTTGTTCAAACATCTCCTTAAACTACTTAGGCGTCGGCGTTCCGATTCAGTGAATGGCTGATTTGCTCTCTTAACTTTGAACTGTTTGGCGCGAATTATATTTGACAGTTCTCGGATTCGTTTTAAAGTTGCCATTTTCCTGCCCTTTCTAAATAAACAGCCCGGCCCAGGCTTGAACGCTGCGAAACGTGGCTGCCCAGGCTCGGACTGTATGTGTTTGGATTTGCGGAATTGATTTGGTGTCTTGTATTATTCGCAGCGTTCATAGATACAATTATCGACAATTTATAGCAGCTGTCAAGATAAATTTACAGAAATACTTGCAAGTTATTGATAGTAAACATCTTACGAGTACAATTATTTTTCATCAACATAAAGAAATCACAACGTTTTGTACGATTTCACAGCTCTACTATTAAAGTCACTAACTATGAAATCTCCGATATAATGGCGCTACTACTTGGACGGATGGTAGGGTGTGATAAGTAATTAAAGTAGTAATACTGTTATAGCTAAGAAGAAGTAAGGTACGCATTCTAAAGATGGCAGGAAGAGGAAAAAAAAAGATAATTACCAAAGAAGTAATGGCTGAAGCTGAAAGAATGGCAGGATTGAATTGTCAAGACGGCACAATAGCGACAGCTTTAGGATGGCATGTTAACTTTATTAAGGAAAGAAAGGATATACTAAAGAGATTACGGAAAAAAAGAGCAGAGTTCAAAATTGATTTGCGGGAAGCTCAGAAAAATCAGACAAATACGCCAGCGATGGCGATATTTCTGGGTAAGAATTATCTCGGCCAGGCTGATAAACAGGAAGTGGATCAGACAATAACACTAAAAGTAATTGATTATTCCAAAATATGAATACAATAATATTACCTCACAAGTTTAACCCAAGAGACTACCAGAAGCCATTGTTGCGTGCGATGGATAACGGCATAAGGCGTGCGTTGACTGTTTGGCATAGGCGGAGCGGCAAGGACAAGACAGATCTGAATTACACAATAAAGGAAATGGGAAAGCGAGTAGGCCAATATTATTATTACTTTCCCACGATGACACAAGGCCGGAAGATATTATGGGATGGTATTGACCGCGACGGATTCAAGTTTATGGGGCATTTTCCGAAGGCATTTATATCAAGCAAAAACGACCAGATGATGCAGATTAAGGCGGTTAACGGCTCATTATTCCAAATTGTAGGCACTGACAGGCTGGAGGTTGTTGGACCTAATCCAGTTGGTTGTGTATTTAGTGAATTCAGCCTGCAAAATCCACGGGGATGGTCTTATGTTAGGCCGATTTTAGCAGAAAATAAAGGATGGGCGATATTTAACTTTACACCACGAGGCCGTAACCACGCTTACCGGTTGTATCGGCAGGTATTAAAAAACCCGGACTGGTTTGTCGAGAAGCTATCGGTAGATGATACTGGTGCTGTGGAGTTAGAATATATTGATGCAGAGCGCCGGGCCGGTATGACTGAGGGACTAATCCAACAGGAGTTTTATTGCTCGTTTGATTACGGCATGATAGGTGCGTATTATTCCAATGTCCTGAATGAGATAGAGGCTGAAGGTCATTTCCAGCGTAGTTTTCACGATAGAGACTTAGCGACACACATAGTCCTTGACCCAGGCTATACTACTGCTGTGTGGTTATTCCAGGCCCCTTATGGTACGGAAGTGCCTGTATTGAGGTATTATGAGGACATAGGGCTTGGTATTGACGGATTTGGCAAGCTATTTAGGCAATGGGAGCATGACCACCACTACAATTACGGTAAGGTCTTTGTTCCATGTGATATGGACTCCAACGCCCATAAGGTAACAAGGGGTGAGACGGCGTTGGATGTGCTTAGAGAATTAGGCTTTGACTGCGTACCGCTTCCCAGGGAGACCAACGTAGTCCGTGAGGGCATACCGAGGACGGAGAAGTTCCTACGGCGGTGTTGGTTTGATTATGATCAATGTGAGCTTGGTATAGACAGTCTCAGGTTATATCACGAGGCCCAAAACCAAGCCATGAGTACAGAGGATAAGCCAGTATTTACAAAAATTCCAGCGAAGGACGGATTTGATCATTGTGCTGATGCTATGCGTTATATGTCAATGGCCTTCGAGAAGGACTTTGTTCGGGCTTCTTCTTATCCAAGTTCTCACACAGGCGGTTTGGACTACAAGCCTCATACGACCGACATAGCTCGGCCCGGAGCGATAGACGATGAGAGCGATATGCTCGTAAGTGCTGATACTGAGGGGGCTTACACTGAATGAATGATATAGTCATAATAAGTATAGCATTGATAGCGGCTATGGTAGTCGGGGCCGGTCTGGTTCGGTACGGGATAGGTCTCGGTCAGAAGCTGACTATTGCCGCACAGAACGACTTACCATTAGGCAAGAAGATACCACAGGTTTTACAGGAATTTACAGGAGACGAAGAATGAGACAGAATAGAGGATTAAATACGCTTATAGTTGTTTTTTTAGCATTGGCCGTAGTTGGTTTTTGTATGGGTCTTACGGTCGAGACCCGGCAGGAGCCGTGGATACCGTTAAGGACTGCCGTAGACGCCAATGATAGCGTTCTCGACGGTACGACGGCCACTTTGACCTATGCTTTCGCCGACAAGCCTACAACTGCGGTAGAGATACCATCGACGTGGAACTCGATAGACGTCTACTTTTACGGTACGGACGCAGCCAATGAGATAGCAAGTTATAAACTTTACGGCTATAAGGACAACGGCCCAGCCTTACTTCTTACATCCGGGGTGGCCACTCTTGGCACAGCGGTAACTGGTGGGACTACCACATATTACGGCGATACTATCACCGAGACCGACGTTCACGCGACGTCTGCGGTAACTGACAGTGCTGGAAACAGGATATGTGTTCTTCATTTGACGGGATTGAAGGGTATTTCTTGGCTATACTGTGAGTTAGACCTACCGACGGCTCCGGTGATGGCTTCGATTTCTTGTGAAATGACGGGGTATTAGTGATGGCCCAAACGGAGAACGAAAAGCTGCTCGACCAGATAAACCGGCTTGAGACCGCCGGAATGAATACGACCAAGCAGTGGTATGAGTTATGGTCGGAGTCCATGCGTTACGTCTTTAGCGACCACGACAGGATGCTTAGGAGTTCGCAGGAGGAGTGGGAATTCGTAGTCTTAAACTATATTTGGCCGACGATGATTCAGGAGATAGCCAAGCTATCGAAGAACTTTCCCAAGATCATCGCCCAGCCTACTGAGGAATCAGACACTGAAGCCGCGGAGATATGGCAGGGTGCAGTTCAATGGCAGTGGAACGAAGGTTTGAAGATGCGTCTCAACCAGATAGCTGCTATTCAATGCGGTAAGATATTCGGCTATCGAGTTTCGATGTTCTACAATGAACCTCGATCCAAGTGGAACAAGCAGACCAAGTCATGGGAGAACAATATCAAGTACAGGCTGTGGCATCCGGCCTTTTTCTGGTCAGATGGGGTGGAGACTGTTGATGACGGCAACTGCGGCACCGTCCGGTGGGTCAGGGTAGAGTGGGCCAAGAAGCACTGGCCCGGCAATGATACGGCGTTCGACGAGGTGGCGGTCGTAGCTAAGGACTCCGAGGAGGCTTCTTTCGGCGATTCCAAGTTCCAGTCTTGGATGTCCGGTGCTACGATGGTGCAGACTGAGGACGAGTCTGATAATGCGGTTAAGAAGCGGCACAACCGATTATTGGAGCTTATTTCCGGCACTCGGCAGAATTCTTCGGAGACGGTTGAAAGCGACCAGAAGTACGTTCGTATCTCGAACTGTTATTTTCACGACTACACCGATAAGCACGTAGCGGAGAAGGAGCCTTTTAGTGCCGAGGAGATTATCCAGTCCGGTGTGGCTTATCAGGGCATGGACCAGAAGCTGTATAACGAAAAAAACGAGGAGTACAACCCGGAAAAGTGGCCGGAAAAGCTTATACGCGAGTATGAAGAACCCGTATTCCCGGATGGCAGGAACGTCTTGAGTGCCGGTCAGGGTGATAAGCGGTTCATTCTCAATCCCAAGAAGGAAAACCAGGTCTATCGTTACAGTCGGTGGCCTTTTGTGGTAGTGCCTCACTATTTACTACCGTTCATGTGGCAGGGCGTTAATGCTGTCACGCTCTATAAGGGCACTCAGGACATGATAAACGTCTCCGTTACCCACTTATACAACAACCTGAAGCAGCATGGGGATCCCCGGATCGCCATAGAAGACGGTGCTATTGCCCTCAATCCGAAGACTAAGAAGCCGTGGTCTATTCGTTCCGGTGCCGGTGCTCTCATAAGGCTGTTGCCAGGTGGCTTGATGAAGTACAAGATAGAGCCTCCGGTTCAAATATCTCAAAGTGCGGTCGGTTTCTTCGAGTTATGCTCGCAGGACTTTAAGAACATGACCGGCCTTCAGGACGTCGGGCGGGGCTTGCAGTTGAAGAGCGGCACTACGGCTACCGAAGCCCAGATGCTTACGATTTCGACTAACGACCGTATTTATCTTCAGTCGGTTTTTGAGGACTACTGGGTAGAGGAAAGTGCCAAGCTTATTGCGGAGATAATGCAGGACAAGTACGATATAGGCCGTTTTATCAGGATAGTCGGCGATGAGAACGTCCAGGCCATACAACAGATAACGGACAAACTGAAGAGTGTCAAATACGATATAAAAGTCCAGCCCGGTACTACCCTTCCTTTCGACGAGGAGAAGCGGATAGCAAGATACAAGATGGCCTACGACCTTTTGCAGAACCCGGTAGTCAACCCGATGCTGCCGGAGATGCTCAGGGAACTTGAGATAGGCAATGTGAAGAAGCTTTTAGCCAAGTACGAGGCATGGCAGGACTACGTAGCTCTTTTGAAGCTCGTAGAAGGCGTCAAAGCCGGCCAGGTTGCCCCGGAGCAGGCGATGCAGATGATAGTCAACCGTCTCATGGAAATACAGGGCCAGTCACTTTCAGAAGGAGCAATGAACAATGAGCAAAACAGTCAAGAAAACAATCAAAACAGTCAGCAAGCCGGACCAGTGGGCGCACCTCAAGGTTAGCAGGATACCTCACGCCGAGGACTGCTGGCTTATCCGCAGAATTTTTGAGAGTTTGGGCCTTGAGGTCACTATGAAGCAGTGTAACGAGTTATGGTCTGCTTACTCCAAGACCCAGGAAGGTTCCCCTGAATGGCTTAAACTGCCGACTACTTACGAAGGCTTAAAGAGTAAACTCATTCACAACGTCCTTCCCGATATAGTCGGGATCGAACTGGAAGAGGAGATATGATAACCGAAGTGACAGCCAAGAGTCAGTTATACGACGCTCTTCACGCGAACAATTTTCAGTATCAACTGATAAACCAGGGCGTTATGACTTTTCACAAGTGGTCGAAATACCTGCCCCCGGTCCCGGCCAGGATATTGGAGTTCGGCTGCGGTAACGGGTTTTTGTGCAGGGTCTTGGCCAAGATGGGTCACGACGTCACCGGCTATGATATATCCGGCGATTACGAGCACATAGGCTACGAATTCACTAAAGAGCCGGTATATCTTGTCTGCGAATACGACTGTATCGTGTCCTTTGACGTCTTTGAACATCTCAAGATAGACGAGATAAGGGACATTCTGCCACCTCTTTTCGCGCGTGCCGGGAAGGTCATCGCCTCGATAGGCTGTTATGCAGCGAACCGCTTACTGCATGAAACGGTATTAAGTCCCGAAGGGTGGCTGGAATTACTAAATGAGATATACCCGGCTTTTCAGTGGGACGTTATTGAGACGTTTCAGCGTCACACGGAAGGGGACACTCCCGTTATGATAGTGAAAGGGGAATGAACGATGCCAGCCGTCAGTGAAAAACAGAGAGTAGCCGCCGCGATCGCCGAGCATGAGCCGGAGAAGTTATACAAGCGGAACAAGGGACTAAAGAAGATGACTAAGAAGCAGCTTCACGACTACGCGAGTAAGAAGAAGAAACAGCATACGTGGGACGAGAATTTATAGAGGACAATACTAAATGAGTCAAAGACTACTTATATCAAGATCGCCCCATACAGATAGTTGTTATGATTGTGTATTAGATGGTAATCAGAAGAGTGAAAGTGAAGTTATAAAAGCAATAGAAGATGATTTTTTCTGTCGAGACCATAGAACTGGCACATATTTAGGCCCATTCAAAATAACTATAGATGATATAGACTTATACAAAGCCTATGAAAGTATGATTAAGAAAGCTTTTGTGGATATAGGCAGGCGATACCCGGACGATGTATGGTTTATTTATTGTAAAGGCAAGAATATTAAGCATCCTAATCGTAACCAATTAAAAGAATTTATAAAGGACAATACTAATGGTTACAAAAGAAGAACCTCCTAAGCAGGTATAACAAGAGAAAATGGATGGTTAGTTTAGTATGGCATATATGATAGGACAAGCTGCTATAGATGCCGAAGATCATGCAATGGCTTCCCGCAGGGCACAGGAGTATATGCGGGCCTTGTTCGGCGGCTCCAAGCGGGTTCAATGTACCTGTGGCGAGACCGTTAAGTATAAGAACAACAAGCTCGTATGCCCGAACTGCGGCCTGAGATTAAACCGAGTCGAATACGAGGACGACTACGGCGATAAGATGTTAAAGACGGTCATTGACGTCGATAGGAAAGAATTTTTACTCGAACAGAAAGACTTTGATGGCTAAAAATGAATGTGAACATAAGAATTGGAAAATACAATTAGATAATCGCATTGGTTATGGCACTTGTCTTAATTGCGATAAAGAAGTACCTTTATCTACGTTAATAGTCAATGTTAAAAAGAGGTTATTATATATAATATCTAAATTTGAATCAAAGGTTGTTTCGGAAGATGATAAACTTCTTTTATCGTTTTATAAAGAATGCGTAATGGCTCTTGGTTTAGAACTTTAATGGACATTAAACAACTTGAGCAATATATTGACAAGATAGGTAAGGAGTTAATGAATTCCGAGCTATTTAATGGCTTTTATGGTCATGTGCAGTTAAATTATGTAAATGGTAAATATGTAAACTCGAATATTCACTGGACGACAAAGCCGGAGAAGAAATAGCGCTATAGTACAACTGAATAGTTAAAGGGACAATCGTAAATAACGAAGCCCTGTTTTCCCATACGGGAAGGCGGGGCTTTATTTTTTTGCCCGAAGCGGCCGACAGGACACAGTGCCAATAGGCAAGCGGGACGGCATGAACAACCGGATAGAGACATGGGCTCAAACATAAGGAAAGGTCAGAACGATGGCAAAGACAGAATCAGAACAGTTGGAACAATTAGAGAACGCATTCGGCGATGTTCCCGAGTCGGAATTCGACGACGAATTGAACGTTGATACCACTGCGTCCGAAGAGTTTCAGGAAGAGACCTCTGAGGTAGAAGATACCAACAAGGCTAAAGAGCCGCATAAAGAAAAAGAGGAAACAGACTGGGACAAGGACAGGCAGGAGATTGACCAGGCGCAGGCCAATTATCGCAAGGCGGCGTCTGAATTGTCGGCGACTAAGACAGAGCTTGATTCGCAGGCGGGTCTCGTAAAGACCTTGCAGGACAAGCTTGATGCTTACGTCAAGGCCAATGAGGTCAATATCGACGAACTCGACGAGGAATTGGTCGATCCGGCAATCAAGGGTGTATTGAAGTCAATGCAAATGAAGCTTGACAGTGCGAATGCACGGGCAGAGAGTCTCGAACAGTCGAGAGACAGGATCACTAAATCGCTCGAAGCCCAGGCACAGGAAGCCGACAAACAGAGGAACAGGGCGGAAATCGTAGCGGACATAGAGCAGGAGTTCCCGGCCAAGCATAGGAACGAGGCCATCAGACTGGCCAATGAATACTGTACTAAGCGTGGCTCGGCCCCGGCCGACCGTTACGAAGCGGCCAAAATTCTTCGAGGCTTTTACAAGCAACTCGCCGATGCGGAAACGAAGAACTCTCCGAAACCTTCCAAAAAAACTGAGACTGTCGCCACCGATACGGGCGGAGCACAAAGCGGCATTGTATCAAACGAGCCGTCCAAGCCTGTAACACTAAAGCAGGCGGCAAACGAATGGCGCCAGAAGCTCCGCAGAAAAACATAGAAAGGACAATACTATATGGCGTCTCCTAATTTGAGTACGATCACCAGAGACTTGGTGCAGCGTACTATTCACGAACAGGTGTATCGCCGAATGGCATTCCTTGACGAGCTGCAAAAACGAAGTCAGATTATCACTTCGGGCGGTAAGACCATCAAAGGTATAGCCGATTATGCCGAGGTTGACGATCTCGCTCAGGCTTACAGTACTGACGAGCAGTTGACGGACGGCGAGAAGACTACGCTGACGATGCCTTACTGGAACTGGAAGAAAGTTCAAATCCCCATGAAGTACGATGGTGACGTTGAAATCCAGAACCTTAACGCCGGCAAAGAGGAACAGCTTGTGGACTTGGCGGAGTATATCGCTAAAAAGGCCACGATAGGTATCAGGATAAAGCTCGAAAAGATGGTCGCCAACGGTGGCGGGGCCGCTTACGATGCCGAATACAGTGACGGCGGCAATAGCTTCAACTCAATGGTGCATGGCCTGCTTCACGAGGACACGGCCACTACGGGTACATACGGTCATTTGGCAAGGGACATAAGCGCCGGTCTTCGCAACTGGTGGCAGGGCGCCGACCCCGGCAGTATTTTTCAGAATATTGCAGAGGGTACAGCAGCTTCTTCCACGCAGGGCACGGCAGTCGATTTGTGTATGGCCAACCTGAGAAAGTGGATCATCCCCGTGCAGCACAGCATTCAGGCCAAGAAGGACTTGATGATTGTATGTTGCCCGACCCTCTATCAGAAGTTCAAAGCTGAAATGATGAGCTTCATGCAGTATGAGGGTGCCAAGGACACCGCCGATGTGGGCTTTAATAAGATGTATTTTGACGGCCATCAATTCGTAGACTGGGACTATCTCGAAACTTCTGCGGTTATGAAGAAGTGGGTATTTGTTCTCAATCTCGCTACCTGGCAGTTGCATTTCAATAAGGCCCGGAACTTCAAAATGACCCCGTTCAAATGGTGCGGCGACTTACCCGGCGGATACGATTTTTATCTTGCCAGGATACTGTTAGCCGGAAACTGTTTTACCACTCAACCCAACGCGAACATGTTCCTTACGAACGTGACCTAAAAGAAAGGAGGTAACAAATGGCTAATTCAACGATTGTAAACGAAAAGATCATGCTAATCGACAGATGGCCCGGAGTGGCCGACCCCCGGTTAGGCAAGCCTCCCGACGGATTTACCGGCTCAAGTCACCATAACGTGGCGACGGCTATTTATCCACTCGGTCAGAAGCGTACCGTATGGGACCCGACGGCCAAGGGTTATGCGACCTTTATCTACCTTCAGAACATTCAAGGTACGGCCGGTGCCGTTGCAGTTACCAACCCGGTCGCCCCCGATACCTCGGAGCAGGCGACGGTGGCTACTACGCAGGTCTACTACAAAGTCGGTAGTGACGGCGGCGAAGCGTTACTGTCCGGGCCGGGTGCTATCGCTCTTAGTGCCATGACTACCCTTTATTACGGGTGGTTCTGGTGCGGCGGAGTATGCCCGGTCTCTTTCGTATCGGCGCTCGATACGACCCTGGTAACGGACGGTACTTTGGCTGCTGGTGCAGCTTTCGGTTTCGCCGATTCTACGGCAGATGGCAAGATAGCTCTTGCTATAGCCATAGCGTCAGCGGTATCCGATATAGGCATCCAAGGTATTTCGTTCATAGCGGACACGTAAGAGGAATTGACTGTGAGAATATTGATTATATCAATGGTTCCGCAGCGCGATTGGCTTATCGATTCCATGATTGCGGATGCGGTCAAAGAAAAGGGGCACGAGGTCTTTCTTCGCAAGTTCCTTTCCGATGACCGCACCGCAGTCATTTTTGAGAGGCCGGACGTGGCTGTAATTCCCGTTATTCGCTGCGAGTACACCCGCGACCTGGCTATAAGGCTCAGGCAGTGGGGAGTCCGTATCGTTTCAAGGCGGAGCGAAGCCGGGGTCTCGCGCAAGCAGTACGAGAAACTTCCACGCCACTGGCAGCTCGACCACATAGGCCGATACGACTATAAAGACCTCATTGACCTTGAGCTTATCTGGAGTAGTGAGTTCGCGGACATTCTCGTTGAGGAAGGTAAAATCAGGCGAGAGCAGGCCAAAGTTATCGGTGCAATTACTCTCGACCCTTACTTCAAGTGGAACTTACAGAAATATTCACATAAGGTATTTACAAAAGACAAATCCGAATGGCTGACTGAAAAGGACCTCGACCCGAATAAAAAGACCCTGTACTTCATAACCGGCTTCGTCCACGCGGAGAGGACTGAATATACACTGCCCGAAGCCCCTATAGGCGACCCGATACACAAAGAGCTATACGATAGGGACAGGCGGCTGAGAGACTTGTGGTTCAAAGCCATTGAAAGAATTGTGGCAACGGGCACTTATAATATTATTGTCCGTCCCCATCACGGTGAAAACCTTTCCTTCTGGTCTTCTCTTAACGGTAATACGCGGGTATCAACCGAAGGGAGTGCCGGGGAAAGCCTTTTCTATAGCGACTTAATGGTCCATTCCGGCTCGACGATGGCGATTGAGGCCCACCTTTTCAATAAACCGGCCTTAAGGTTCGGGAATACGGCGCAGGATGAATTGATTGGCCGAATATCGCCACAATGCGAAGATGTTCCCGAGCTTATCGAAAGTATAGACAGTATTGATTTCGACAACACCAATGCGAACATATCGGAAATATCCGATCTTGAAAAGTCCTTCTTCGGCCCGATAGACGGCAAGGCCCACCAAAGGGCGGCGGATGCTATATGTGAAACAGAACCAACACAGACTTCAATTCCCCTGGAATGGCCGGAAGAAGAACTGAACGATTATTCTTCCGAAGGGATTATCAAAATAGATTCACGTTACAGAATTATTTATTGCAACGCATGTAAAAAGGCTTCGCAAAACGAAACGGGCGGCTTTGCGTATCGCTGCCCGCATTGCGGAATAACGATAACAAATGAAAGTAAGGAGTAAATGAAATGGCGAGAGATAACGCACTTCAACGCTCGATAGGTGGAATGGGCGGCAGGTTCGACGCTGGTACTTACGACTTCGTAACGAGTGGTGTTACCGTCGAATTGCCCACAACTCTGTCAACTGTTCTGGCTTTCCTCGGTGTAGTTGAGGACGATAATGTGACCGTCAAAAGCGACAGGGTGGTTACGGCGGGTTGCATTACGGTAACCAGGGCCACCGGCGGAACGTCAGCAGCCGGATTCAGCTATATAGCAGTCGGATATTAAACGAATGAAAGTCGGTACGAATCATGGCAAACGAAATAAGAACGGCCTGGCCGACTGGCTCCACTCTATACGGCATAGTCTTCAGGCCATCGG